GTATCCACATCACAAAACAGAATCTAAAATAAAAGAAGCACCAGCAAAGTTTCAATCAGTCCATACAAAGTCAACATTTGACTCTACATTTGGTGGTTGGTATTCAAATCACGTTCCATTAACTACTAAATTTATGCAAAGTATATTGGGTAAAGAACGAGTAAGTGTATTTCACGTTGGTAATGCAGAATTTTCAAGAGAAGTAGAAAATATTGGAAGAATCGTTGGTAAGAAAAGTGCATTATCTACATTTACCGCAGTAGACAAAGGTGAGAAACTTGCAAAGGGAAAAGGGATACAAACAGGTGGTGGTATCATTTATCAAATAGAAGGAAGTTTATTAGTTGCAAGCACACGAGATATGCAAACACATCCAGACAAAACAGGTCGTAGATGGGTTTCGCCAGATTATTTAGCAGGTAAAGGTGCCGGTGGTAAAATGTATAATGAATTAAAAGCAGGTATTAAAAAAAATAAAATAGACCAAAATACTTGGGACGAAATACAAAACAAAGCAGAAAAGAAATGGGAAAAAGAAGTTG